CTGAACCAGCTACAACGGGCGAATACCCTATCTTTCACAGGTTTATACAACCTCTGCAATTCTAAGTTTACATGAGGCCCCAGATTCTGTATGATCCGGGCTTTTCCTGCGTTTTTCTGGGTTTCTCCCTTAAAGAACGTTTCTAACTCAGTTTCTTCCCTAAAGTCTGAAAGCTCCTGCATATTTGCATAGATCTTCTTCTTAGTGGACCTTTGGGTCTCTAGAAGATACTCAAGAATAGAATGCCTTGAAGCAGGCTTGACTATTTTGTATGTTTCTCTTGCTGTCTTGTGGGCCTCTATCTCTTCAGACACGTTCCACGTTTCGTGGAAACGTGTTGGAACATCGGCCTCACGAGCAATGCCATCTATGAAGTCATCTGCTATTTTCTTGAGTTCTTCTAGTTTCCCGGGTGACTCATCTTTCATGAGTTTCTCCAAAGAACGAGCTTTCAACTTAGGTTCGACTACGCGAATCGCAACAGTTTGAAAAGACTGTGCGGTTGTTCGCGCTGTTACAAACGCTGGGGGGTGTACCAATGGTTGGCAAATGGGGATCGCTCCACCATGCTTAATAACATGATCATCCATCCACAAATCCGGCTTATATTTGCCGTCATTAATCACGTGCCGCACCAAACTAGACCCAAGTGAGTACATGTTCGCCGCGTTCACATTACATTTGTCTGCTAAAGAAGACATGGTGGTCTTCAAACAGTGCGAAGCTAACCTCTTGTCTGGTTGTTCATCCTGACTTGACATTAACTTATCAAAACCATCATAAAACAAGGCCCCAATATTATTAGGATCTTTAAAAGTTAGATGGGCATCCAATAACCGGAAATAACTATCACGTTCTAAAACATGATAAATTAGCGATTTACTGTTGTTTCTGATCAACAGAACAAACTCTACTGGAGGTTTGTCCTTCTCAGCGGCAACTCGTAGGGGGAAACTATAAATATCCCCTGACCGGTCATCACTCATCATTTTATTTGGTTTGATTAAACCTTCGATGCGTTTAGGTCCTGGATATGACCTACGTCTTTTACAAATTGGCACAATCAAAACTAGCATATGATCGTCACCCTCGAAGGAGCGGGTGATTAAGCAATAAGTATATATATGTGTGTAATGCCACACTTCTAGGGACTCGCCCTGAAAACCAACAAGTGGTTCAATATAAGTAGCATCCCCTATGCAAGTTCGCATTTTGGGTACGCCATTTTCCACAACAAAACTGACATTTTTCTCCTTGGACTGCTTGTCTGTTTCTGGTTGAAATGAAGGGATATATAAAATTCCTG